AGCAAAGCACATGTGCGCAAAGGTTGCAATCGTAAATCGCGCCTGGACATACCGGGCCACCGCTGAAACCTCAAAACCAATAACACGCCCGGCAATCAAAGTAATAGATTTCCGCCCTGCACTCCCGCCACGCACGGAGCCCGTAAAGAAGCACGTGTACACCCCATACAAAGCNGAGCCTTGGGAGCCGGCACGCCCCGGTGCTGATGCACACCAGCAGTACAAGTCAAGAGGGGTTTGAGGTGAAGGCAAGCATCTCGCACGCGGCAGCGCTTGAGCGCATGTTACGTGGCTCGCCTTTTTCAAGCGACGACATTGCAGCGGCCACGGGCTGGCATTCGATCACAGCGGCGCGCCTGTTGCGCTCCCTACACAAGCGCCAGCTGCTGCACATCCAAGGCTGGCTACCCGACAGCATGGGGCGAGACACCACCGCCGTGTACGCCATGGGGGCCAGAAGAGACAAACCAAAGAGAGTCATCACAACCAAGGAGCGCAGTCACGCATACCGAGTACGAAAACAAACCCTTCGCCAACAGGAAAACATCAAAGGACTTTTCAAATGAGCTTACCAAAATACGCACCAAGCGCTGCCATGCAGGCGCGTGAACTACTGATTGAGCAGAGCATGCAAAACCCGTACGGGAAGGTCCGTGAAGACGGGCAGCAAGGGGCCGCAGACGCGCTGGCCACTCAAGTGGGTGGGGCCCACTACAAAGACAAGAAGATCCAGCCCGTGGAATTCATTCACGCCAACAACCTGGGCTTCCTAGAGGGCTGCATCGTCAAGCGCATCACCCGCTGGCGCGCCAAGAACGGCATCGAGGATCTGGAGAAGATCAAGCACGAGGTGGACCTGCTGATCGCCATGGAGAAAAAGCATGGCCGCAACGCATGAGAACCTAGTTAAGAAGCGGGTACGAAACCTGCTCAGCCAGTACAAGGTGTACTGGCGCCAGCCCACGACGGGGGGCTACGGCCACTCCGGGCAGCTTGACTTCTACTGCTGCCACAAGGGTATCTATATCGGCATCGAGACCAAGTCCGTGCACTCCAAGCACGGCGTGACTGCATTGCAGCAAAGAGAGATTGACGAGATACGTGCCGCTGGCGGCATTGCACTCGTGATCAACGAGACGTACTACAACGAACTTGAGAACATACTCCGTGGCTAATCTATTCGACAACATGTCTCCAAAAGAAATCGCCTTCTTTGAGTACATGGGGACCGCCCCCCAGGAAGAGGTCGCAGCCTTTCGCGTCGGCATGAACGCGCTGATGACTTGCTTCGGAGATGCCCCCGTGGGTGCGCTGCTGCTACTGCACGCGCACCGAGACGTAGAGGAGCTGACGGTGCACTCGTTCAACGTGCCGACCGAGGAGGTGCGCGGGCTTCTCACTGTGGTGCTGGGCAACGTGGTCGCCGCAGAGACCAATGACACAGGTGTGGAGCACTGATGGCACTCCCTTTTGACCGTATCGTGGTGCTCGACTTCGAGACGCGGTACTCCACAAAACCCCAGCACTGGTGCCCTGACGGGTACACACTGCGCAAGCAAACGACCGAGGAGTACGTGCGCTCGCCGATGTTCAAGGACTTTGGTGCGTCCCTCAAAGAGTTCAGCGCTCACGCTGCTGTCGCGCAGTGGTACAGCCCCGAGGAGCTGCGCCGCGTCTTCTCCTACTATGACTGGAGCCGCACGGCCGTCGTGTGTCAGAACGCAGCGTTCGACGTGGCCATCCTCAGCTGGCAGTACGGCATCGAGCCCGCGTTCATCTTCGACACGCTGTCCATGGCTCGGGCGCTGCGGGGCACCAAAGGTCGCAACGGGCTCAAGGCGCTGGCTCAAGACTTCGGACTGCCCGACAAGGGTGAGGCGCTGATGCTGACCGACGGCCTGGAAGAACTGCCCCAGCGCATCGAGCGCGAGCTGGCGGTGTATTGCAACCACGACGTGTATCTCTGTGAGGAGGTATTCAAGCGCTTCTTGTTGATGTACCCATCCGCCGCAGAGGGTGTCGAATGGGACGGGGCCTATGACAGGGCCAACTGGCTGTACCCAGAAAAGGAGCTGCGCCTGATCGACATGACGGTGCGGATGTTCACGCGCCCCCTGCTGGTGCTCGATGGTGAGATGCTGGGGCTTGCCTTGGTCGATGAGCGCGAGACGCGTGAGGGCCTGCTGAAGCGCCTGAACATCAGTGACAGCGACTTGGCCAGCAACGACAAGTTTGCCGAGATCCTGCGCAGCCTGGGGGTCGAGCCACCGCTGAAGAAGAAGCGCCCGACGGTCAAGACACCGAACCCGGTGGGCATGAACTTTGCCTTCGCCAAGACAGACGCGGGGTTTCAGTCCCTGCTGGCGCACATGGACGACAACGTGGTGCTGCTCAGCGAGGCCCGTCTCAAGGTCAAGTCCACCACCGAGCGCACCAGGGCCCAGCGCTTCTTGGACATCTCGCACAGAGGTACGTTGCCTGTGCCACTGCACTACTACGGAGCCCTCACGGGGCGGTGGACGGCAGCGGCCGGCGCAGCCATCAACATGCAGAACCTGAAGCGTGGCAGCTTTCTGCGCAAGGCCATCATGGCCCCCGAGGGCTCCACCGTGGTGGTGGTCGACTTGTCTCAGATCGAGCCGCGCGTTCTGGCTTGGCTTGCGGACTACGAGGAACTGCTGGACATCTTTCGCTCTGGTAAGGACGCCTACGCCATGTTCGGCGCGCAGATGTTCAACATCCCCGGCATGACCAAGACAAGCCACCCGGAGCTTCGCCAAAGTGCAAAGTCGGCTTTGCTCGGTGCAGGCTATGGTCTGGGGTGGGCCAGCTTCGCAGCGCAGCTGCTGGTGGGTTTTCTGGGAGCACCCCCGGTCCTGTACCGCAAAGAGTTTGCCAAGACGTTGGGGGTGGACACCGCCTACATAGAGCGCTTTCTGGACTGGGACGACAACGTGGTGGCCATGCACGAGATCCAGCGCAACTGCACCGCTCAAGAACTGCTGATCCACTGCGTGACGGCCAAGAAGATCATCGACATCTACCGCGCCACAGCNGCNCCGGTCAAGGGGTTCTGGGACATGTGCACCAGCCTGATCCAAAGCGCGCTGGCCGACGGCCAAGAGTANGACCACAAAGGGGCGCTGCTGTTCCGAAAAGAAGAGATCGTGCTGCCCAGCGGCATGAGCATCAAGTATCCTAACCTGCGTCAGGTGGCCGACGACGTCCCCGATGCACAAGGCCGCAAGCGCATGCAGTGGGTCTATGGCGATGAGCGCACGAAGCTATACGCCGGCAAGATAACCAACAACTGTTTGGCTGAAGGAACCGAAGTTCTTACAGAGCGCGGGTGGGTTTCTATAGAGCAAGTGCGTAAAGAAGATGCCGTGCACGATGGGGTTGGCTTTGTACAGCATGATGGTATAGTAGCGAACGGTGTACAAGGCTGTATGACCGTCGATGGCGTTATGCTTACGCCTGAGCACCTCGTGCTTACGCAAGAAGGATGGTTGTGTGCATCACAAGTTCAAGAACCTTACCGGCCAGACATTCGGCATGTTGACTGCGATGCACCCAGAGTGCTCGACGGGCCGGACCTGGAAGTGGCGATACCGATGCCAATGCGGCGTTCAGTGCGTGAAGATCGGGGGCGAAGTGACTCGAGCGCTTCGACGGGGGGACACTCCGAACTGCGGCTGTATGAAGGCGTTGCAAGTGCACGGGAACAGCACGCACGGCATGACACACCACAAGGGGTACATCGTATGGCGGAACATGAAAAACCGCTGTTACAAAAAGTGGGAACCGGCGTACAAAAACTACGGGGGGCGAGGCATTCAAGTCTGCTTGGAGTGGCACAAGTTCGATTCCTTCTGGAAGGACATGGGGCCTACTTACCTTCCATGGTTGTCGTTGGAACGGATCGACAACGAGAAGGGGTACGGCCCCGAGAACTGCATGTGGGCGACAAGGGTCGAGCAGTCGATGAACCGCAGATCGACGGTTCGCGCTGTGAACGTATCTCAGCTGAGTCGAGAAACAGGAATAGCCCGCAGCACGCTGTACATGCGTTTGAAGGCGGGGTGGCCTGTGGAGCAGCTGATACGTCAGCCTTCGTTCAAAAACAGGTGTTTGACATCCTGAACTGTGGTCCACGCAATAGGTTTGTAGTTCGGGGGTTGGCAGGCCCCTTCATTGTGCACAACTGTACCCAGGGGCTGGCCAGGATCGTTATGACAGATGGCCTGCTTCGGGTGGCGGAGCGCATCCCGCTCGTGTTCTCAGTGCACGACGAGGGTGTTGGGCTGGTGCCCGAGGCGCAGGGTGCGCAAGCACTGGCCTGGATGATTCGGTGCATGACCGAGGAACCAAAGTACATGCCGGGGTTACCCCTGGCGGCTGACGGTGGCTTTCACCGTAGATATGGCCTAGCAAAAGGCTGAGGAGAGCGCAAT